TCACGCCGCAAAAATAAAACATCTTCGTGCATTTTTAGATAAACATCGCGGCGAATCATTTGTATATGATTTTGATAAATTTGCAAAGACAGTGGTTGGTGCTAAATTAGTTGAAAGTATTATCAATGAAAAAGAAGATTACATTACGCGCAAGGATCTTCGAGAAATTGAACCCATCATAGATCGTTTCTTTCATGATTATGGCATCGATGTTGATTTTCAAGGCGAAACTACGCATTTTATTGATCAATTAAATAATCCTAGAAATGAAGACCCGATTAGTTTGGATGATTTAGAACTATTATTTCAAGACTTAGCAGATAGATATGGTGAAGAAATTAGAGATCAATTTATAAATAAACAACTAACTGGTGTAGAATCTGATTATAAATTTGATGTTCCGATACATATGCCATTCCAATTAGAATTTGACAGACAACAAGGAAAAATTAAATTAATTCCACGTACTATCAAATCACAAAGTCGAGACTGGCAATCTAACGATCCAGATGATGTTATTTATCGTATCAGTCGTATCGAATCGGCAATGGGCAAAGGACAACTTTTAACAGAAGGAGGCGTAAAATGTGAATTATGTGGCATTTCTATGAAACAAATTACCCCTAATCATTTAAAGTTCAAACATCAAACTACAATTAATGAATATAAAAAACAATTCCCGGATTCAAAAACTATTTCAGATTCATTACGAATAAGCTTATCTGAAAATAATCCAATGAATGATATACAATTAGTAGATAAAATAAAACAAACAAAACTTAATAAGTATGGAGATTCGAATTTCAATAATATTGAAAAACAACGTAAAACATTACTTGAAAAATATAACGTAACAAATGCTGCAGCATTACCACACAACATCGTACGCGCGAAAAAACAATTAGAAGAAATTCGAACTCGAGCATATGCATCTGGTAGATATTTAGATCCAAATAAAAAACCAGAATATATTAGATATCGCGATGAAGTAAGAAAACTATCAGAACGTACTATAAAACAATATAAAGATCAAATAAAAGATATAGAGAAACGAAGTAAAAAATTTCATTTAGATCATAAATATTCAATATTCGATGGATTTGTTAATAATGTTGATCCAAATATTATTGCACATTTCTGTAATTTAGAAATATTGCCTAGTATAATCAATGAAACAAAAAATATAAAATCATCTATTTCTTTTATCGAATTGCAAGAAATGATTTTTGAACACGAAACTAAACAATTATTAGTTTGCGGAGGCGCAGCAGGGCATATGGCACATCCATGGGATGATCACGGACTGACATTTGGTGATATGAAAGAAATCGTAGCACGTGCATTGTCGGGTCGATTAGACATGGAAGAAGCCGTTTCTGAAAAAACTGATGGACAAAACATTCAAGTTACTTGGAAAGATGGACAGCCAGGATTTGCCAGAAACAAAGGCACTATCATTAATCCAATGACTCCAGATCAATTGATTGCAGATTTTGAACGCAAACAACAAGAGACTACACAAAAGAATGGTGCAGATGCTGGAGCAAATTATCAACGTGTCGTAGATGCATATCGTGCGTGTGCAGAAGATTTAACGGAAGCAATGCGTCAAATACCTGCAGAACGATTAGCACAAATATTCAAAAATGGTAGAGTATTTGCTAACATGGAAATAATATATCCAGCAACTCGAAACGTAATATCATATGACAAAGCACATCTTCAATTTCACAATTTAGTAGAATATGATGAAGCCGGTAATACTGTAGAAACGGATTTAGGTGGGGGCGCAATGATGCAACGAATCATACAAGATGCAAATGCACATATGCAAAATACATTTTCATTTATTCCACCGCAACGCATCAAAATGGGACGTGCTGTGGATTTCGAAGATCAACAAGCAGCATTTTTTGCAGAAATAGAACAACTAGAAAAACGTTACGGATTAAAAGATCAGGACATGATTCGCGAATATCATAAAGCATGGTGGCGCGATGTTATTGCAAGTAAAGCACAAGAATTGGGATATCAAATTCCAGAAGATGTTTTAAATGCACTCGTATTGCGTTGGTCATTTGATGATAAATCAACTAATATTGCCATGCTTAAAAAACAAATTGCAAGTCCGGAATTTGCCGCATGGGTAACTGAATTCGATAAAAAAGATTTCAAAGCGTATCGCAAACAAAACTTAGAACCGTTTGAATCTATATTTTTAAGATTAGGTGTAGTTGTAATGAAAAATGCAGAAAACTTCCTTGCCGCAAATCCAGATAAAACAGTTCAGCAAATTAAAACGGAATTGGCAGAACTTATCAAAGATTTACAAGCAACAGGTAATCCTGCTACAATATCTAAATTGGAATTGGAATTACGCCGTATACAACGGCTTGGAGGATTTGATGCCATAATACCAGCAGAAGGCATAGTATTTGTGTACAAGGGGCATACATATAAAATGACAGGTGCTTTTGCGCCAGTAAATCAGTTACTAGGAGTATTAAAGTACGCACGATGATTTAGTAATGAATTATAAAAAAATATACGAACAATTAATAGCGCGATGTCAATCTGAGAATCGTAAAAAAGGTCGCGGCATATATTTCGAACGACATCATATCGTTCCTAAATGTTTAAATGGACGAAATAATAAAACTAATTTAGTATTACTTACAGCTCGAGAACATTTCATAGCACATAAACTTCTTTGTGAAATTTATCTTAACGAAACAAAATTGCATTATGCACTATGGAGAATGATGAATCATCAAAGTTCAAAACATGAACGAAATTATATCATTAGTTCGAAAGAATATAGTCGTTGTAAACAACTGCAACAAATGATTGTACAACAATTAGGTAAACAAAATAAAGGAAAAACCGTTAAATATTCTATAGAAACTCGAGAAAAAATTTCTAAAGCTGGAAAGGGGCGCATTCCATGGAATAAAGGTAAATCTGGTTTAAGTCGTGGGCCAATGAGTGATGAACATAAACTTAATATTAGTAAGTCACTTAAAAATAAAAAGAAACCACCGCGAACTGCAAAACATTCTGAAAATATTTCAAAAGCGTTATTAAATAAAAAATCGGTTAAATCTGTTTAACTGATATTTATATAAAATATAGGATTTTATCAATGGCTGACAAACACAAAAGCAAATACAAAGCACCAAAGGATTTGGAAAAATCACAAAAACCAAAACCTCGCAAAGACATTAAAGATTATACTACAGATGATAAAGATGGAGGAATGAATCCGAATTCTACAAAAGACAAACAACTTAACGTTCTTCGTAAAACTGACAAAGAGATGCAAGATGACGGAAAAATGATTCCGAAATATGAAGCAGACGATCGTTTATACAAAGATTTAGAAGATGCAGATTACGATCCTAAAACTGCAGCAAAACGTCTTAAGAAACGTCAAGACGATGAAGAAAAAAGCGTTGAAGACGTATTGAAAGATAAAATTGAAAATCTAACTCGTGAACAAAAAGAACGAGTGATACGTGAATATGTACGTAGAAAAATTGCACGTGTGTTAGCAGAACAAGCCGTACCTGCAGAAGAGCCAATTGAAGAACCGTCGGCAGAAGAAGTTCCTGCGGATCCAATGGCAGCTCCTGCTCCAGATGCAACTGCCGCACCTGCACCAGAAGCACCAGCTGCTCCAGCTCCAGCACCTGAAATAGAACCTGCAGAACAAGAAGCAATCAATACTCAAAAATTCATTGATAGTTTAAAATCTGACGGAACGGTTAAACAAGTTACTGCATTAATGAATGTAGCTGATAAATTAACTAAAGAAGTAGATCCAAAAGATGCGAAAACGTTTTATGTATTATTACGTAAAAAAATAATTCAAAACTTGGCTGCATTAGCAAATGTAAGCAATGAAGTTGAATAATTAATAAATAAGTTATATGTCAAAAAAGTTACAAAACACCAAAGCGATTCAACAAATGTTGGATGGCACACACAAGTTCCAAACTAAAAAAACAGTTGGGTTCTCTGATGCAGAACAAGTTGCAAAACGCAACGAACGGCATGAAGTAGGTGACACATGGGAAGAGACGGATTCTAGTACCGGCATCACTTACATTTATGAACAACGTGATGGATTTCGAGTTAAGAAAACCAAAGCCAGCGACGCACTTCAATCTATACGAGAAGAAATTCGCGCATTTCCAAATTGTCGCAAAGAAACATGCACTTGCATTGGAACGCATCAGTTGGACCAAAAAATGCGTAAGATTCATGGAATGTGTTTTGATTGCACAATTGAAATGGAACATGAATTGAAAAAAGAAGGTAAATTTGAAGAATACGAACAATCTAAGATTCGTGAAAATAAACTTGCTTGGTTAGCAGCTGCAGAACGCGATGTAGCAATGTTAAAACAAGTATATACCGAAGCATCAAATTTCGTAACTAATTCAGAAGGTCAACAAGAAGCATGGACGGCTCGAATGACTGCTGAAGAATTTGATGAAACAATACAAAAACAATTTGATAAATTTAAACAAGATTTTTTAAACAATTTAGACAAGGAAACAGATGAAAATAATTAAGAAAATCGTAGCAGCAGTAGTAGGTATATTTGCGGCAATTGCTGGAGTTTTATACCTAGTTAATTCTAACAAAAGTAAAAAACAATCAGAATTAAACGATAAAATCAAAAACAACAACGACACAATTGATAAAATTGAAGAAGCTGTTGAAGTTATGGAACAAAAACGAGAAGCAATTAACGATCAAATTACGGATGCAGTAACTGCAGTACAAGATCTTAAAGAAGCAAAAGACAATTTAGTAGTTGAAGTTCGTGATGTTGTAGATGCGAAAGCAAATATTTTGAACAAAACTAAAAAAGGTCGTAAACCAAATAACAAAAATACTAAAACTAAAAAATAATCATGAAACGTTTATTTATCATATTGTTATTTCCATTTTTTAGTTACGGACAAGTTGACACTTGTTTTACTCAAGAAGAAATTGTTGATATTTCATTTACCTTAGATTCGTTATACGCGTTAGATTCTTTGAACAATGAAATTATATATCAACATGAACGAGTTATTGAATCTCAAAAACAACTAATACAAATTGATTCAGTGCAGTTAGCATATAAATCAAAACAAATTGAACTGTTAAAAGAAAACGTTGAATTGTACATCGAACGTGAAAAATATCTTAAACCACGTTGGTATGACAATAAAATGATTTGGTTTACTGGAGGTATCATTACTGCAGTAGTAACAGGTAAATTTGTTGCAACAATTGTAAAGTAAGTATGGCACAACAAAATATTAAGCAGATAATACAACAACAGTACATGCAATGTGCTAAAGATCCTGTATTTTTTATGCGTAATTATTGTTACATACAACATCCTAAACGTGGTAAGATCAAATTTAATTTGTTTCCATTCCAAGAAGATTCATTAACACAGCTTCGCGATAATCGATACAATGTAATATTAAAGTCTCGGCAGTTAGGTATATCAACTCTATCTGCCGGCTTTGCACTTTGGTGCATGTTGTTCAAAGAAGATTTCAACGTGTTAGTTATTGCAACCACACAAGAAGTAGCAAAAAACCTAGTAACGAAAGTACGGGTGATGCACGATAACTTGCCAAGTTGGTTGAAAGGTACGGTTGAAGCTGATAACAAATTATCACTTAAATTTAAAAATGGTTCGCAAATCAAAGCCGTTTCATCAGCAACCACAGGAGCACGTTCAGAAGCGTTGTCTCTGCTAATCATTGATGAGGCTGCATTTATTCGAAACATTGAAGAAATATGGATAGCGTCGCAAGCAACCCTATCAACGGGTGGTGGTGCTATTGTATTATCTACGCCGAACGGTGTTGGTAACTGGTTTCACCAAACTTGGGCAGACGCGGAAGCGGACATTAACGGTTTCCATACAATTCGTTTGCGTTGGGATGTGCACCCAGAACGCGACCAAACGTGGCGTAATGAACAAACATCGTTATTAGGCGAACGCGGTGCGGCACAAGAATGTGACTGTGACTTCGTATCATCGGGACATACTGTAGTAGATGGTCCTTTGCTTTTAGAATATGAAGGTAAATGTGAAGAACCAATTGAAAAGCGTGGATTTGATGGAGCGTATTGGATTTGGGAATATCCGGACTATGCACGTGATTACATGGTAGTAGCTGACGTCGCACGGGGTGATGGTGGTGACTGGTCTGCATTTCATGTTTTAGAAGTTGAAACGGTACGACAAGTAGCAGAATTTAAAGGAAAGATTCCACCCAATGAATTTGGAAACATGTTAGTAACGGTTGCAACGGAATGGAACAATGCGTTATTAGCTATTGAAAATGCAAACATTGGTTGGGCCGCAATTCAGCCGGCACTTGATAGAAACTATCAAAACTTACATTATACATATAAAGATGACGGATATACAGATGCCGATGTACAATTGAAAAAAGGTTATGATATGAAAGATAAGAGCCAAATGGTTCCGGGAGTATCAACCACAACACGTACACGTCCATTAATGATATCGGCACTTGAAATGTATATGCGAGATCGTACTCCGTTTATTCGTAGCCGACGTTTAATACAAGAATTACTAGTGTTTGTTTGGCTTAATGGTAAAGCACAAGCACAACAAGG